TGCAATCAACTAATAACGTCATTAAATACAACGACTTGTGATTATGCCGTTATCGCAATTCTGTGGATTTTACCCGCTGGAATCGTCGCTATTTGACGCTTATCTTTGCGTTACAGAGTGTTTTAACTGATTGAAAAAACGGCAAAGGTTTAAAAATGGCGGATAAATCAAAGTGGTTCAAAGTGGCGACGTCTGGTCCTACTGTCGATGGTCGAGAGATCAAAGAAGAGTGGATTAAAGACATGGCCGAGACTTACGACATGGACGAATACACCGCCAGTATTTTCCAAGACCACTATGGTTGGTATGGCAATTACGGCCAAGTGGTTGCGGTAAAAACAGAGAAAGACGCCAAAGGCCGCTTGTGTCTATTTGCTCAAATCAAAGCAAACAAGATGCTGCTGGCATTGAATAAAGCGGGTCAAAAACTCTTTACCAGTATTCGCGTGATTGAAGATTTCGCAGCGACAGGTAAAGCCTATTTGATGCACTTAGCCATTACTGACGAACCTGCCAGCCTTGGAACGGAACAACTTTCCTTTAGCCAGAACGGCGAACGCTCCCAAATTTTTGCGAATGAAGACGGCGTAGAGCTGGACTTTAACGCACCCCAAACAGACGAAGAATTAGCGGCGGAAGTTACAAAGCGCCCTGGTTTTCTACAACGTTTTTTTAGCAAGCAAACCTCCCCAACACAGGACGACGAACCCATGACTGATGAAGAAAAAGCAGCATTCAAAAAGCTGCAAGACGAATTAGCCGAGTTTAAAACCAAGCTCGAAGCACTAACGGCAGAAGACGGGCCAGCGGGAGACGAAGCGCCGCGCGAATTCGCAGCAGAAATTACCGCGCTAACCGAAAAAATCACCGCGCTTGAAAACGAAAAGAAAGCGTTCGCAACGCAGGCGGAAACGCTCAAGGCGCTAACGGAAAGCTTCACAACGCTGCAAAACAGCTTTACCGAAGCGATGAAGGACAAAACGGAAGTACCGCCAAAGAGTACGGGCGAAACAGAGTTCGCGGTTACTGGTTTTTAGATCAGGGTCGGGCGGCTGGGGAGCTTAAAAATTAAATCAAATTTAGGAAAACAATTATGAGTGCTTATGTTCTTTCTGATCAGACTCAGAAAAATATAGACCAGTTTATGACAGCGGTCTATTTGAATTACAACGCTAAGGTAGGCAGTAAATTCTCTGTTGAACCGGGTGTGATTCAGGCTTTATTTGCTCAAGCTGTCTTGGATGGCGCTTGGTTTTTGGGAATGATTAATTCCAGCGTGCCTGTTCTTGCCCAAGAAGGTAAGAAAGTAGGTATGTCCATAACTGGCATGATTTCAGGACGAAAAAATACAGCGGGTGGTAATGAGCGTAAAGCCAAACAGTATTTTGGATTAGATGAAGAAGGTTACAAGCTTTATCAAACCAATGCGGATGTGGCGCTTTCTTATGAAGATTTAGACAAGTGGCGTCATGTTTCAAATGGTGCGTTCGCTAAAATTTATGGCGAAATTGTGCGTATGGCGATTGTTCATGATCGTTTAAAAATTGGTTGGAATGGTATTGAAGCGGCAGTGGATACAGATCCTATTGCTAACCCGCTAGGTCAGGACGTCAATATTGGTTGGTTTCAAAAGTTACGAAATCATGCGCCAAACCAAATTGTTGATACCGCAGTCACTATTGGTGCGGGCGGTACATTTAAGAATATGGATGAAATGATTAATGAAATGCGCTTGGGTCAAGCTGAACAGTTCCGAGCGAACCCGTCTAATCGCGCATTGATTTCATCCGATTTAATCGGTGCGTCAAGTGGGCGTTACTATCAGGCTAGTGGTGATACGCCAACTGAAAAAATCCATGTGAACGATGGTCGTATTTTACAGACCTACGGTGGTTTACAAACCTTAGTACCTCCATTTATGCCATCTAGTGCCGTCATGATTACGCCGCCTAAAAACCTTTCTATTTACCATCAAGAAGGAACATGGCGTCGTCAAATTTTAGATGAACCTAAGTTAGACCAAGTGTCTGATTACAACTCTGTGAACGAAGGCTTTGTAGTGGAAGAAAACACCGCTGCTATGGTGTTCACAAACGTTTCTTTTGTGGAATAGGTGAATTATGAAAGTTATTGGGCAGCACAGAGAAAAGTTAAAACAGGCGAAAAAGGCCGAAGTTGAAACTGTAAAAACGGTGAAGTCAAAGCCTGAGTTAAGCGCGATGGAAAAGCGCATTCTGGCACGTAATGTGGCAGTGAAAAAGGCAGAAGATTCAGCCGCAGTAGAATCGAAAGATGCGTCTGAAAAAGCAGCGTCTGAAAGTCCAGCTGGCGAAAAAAACGACGCCTTGAAAAACCAAATGGATAGCGTGGAAGGTTCGGTTGATGGCTTAAAAGCCGACGAATTGGCTGGAAGTGTTGGCGAATTAAGTGACGACCTAGATGGCGTAAAAGACGACATCGGCAGCTTAGAAAACCGCGTTGATGACGTAGAAAACGACGTTCAAAAAATCAAAGAAAAGCTGGAAGACGATTCCGAGTACATCGGTAATCCAGAGCTTGAAACGCACAAAGTTATCTTGGCCGCTTGCAAAGACGACATGCTAAACGTCGAAGACATAGAGGAACGCAAAGCCTATAAAGCCGAAACCATTAAAAAGCTAGAAGCGTTTGTAAATGGCTATGTAGAGAGCGCGGCGAAATATCCAAACATCGTTGCAGTCTGGGTCATGGTTTGGTTGTTCGACTTGGGCGACATTGCCCGCGCGGTGCCATTGGCATTGCACCTTGCGACACAAAAAAATCACAACATGCCGACGCGTTTTAACTCCAGCATTTACCAATTTATTTGTGATTACGTTTATGACTGGGCAGTAAAACAACTAGAAGCAAATAAAAGTGCGGGTCCCTATTTAGAGCAAGTCATTCAGGCGATTGAGTCTGAAAAATGGCAATTGTCCGACATTGTTCACGGAAAAATGTACGCGATTCATGGCAAGCATTTGGAAGCATTAGGCGAAGACGAAGGGGCATTAAGTGCCTTTGAAAAAGCCATGACATTGAATGAACGTGCAGGCGTTAAAAAGAAAATTGAAAGACTTAAAGCAAAACTAAAAGTTTAAAAGAACCTCCCCGGTATCACCACCAGTGGTGGCGGGTTGGCTGCTTGTCAGCTCAACACCAAAACCGCTTGGTCGGTGTTTTTATTAGACCTTTTGTTATTGGGAAAGTCAGGAGTAAGAGACGTGAGCTTAAACGGCAAAACAACCGCCAGCACGACAACGGCCACGGTGATTAAAAACACTCGTCCGTTCTTCCCTGATATTGAACTGCAAGCGTTTATCGACAATTACCGCTTGCCAGGTGAATACAATGAAGCGCCATTGGTTTACGAATTAACGGGTGCAATGCGCCATGTAAACGAAGAGTTAACCGACTTTGTGTTGATCCTGCAAAGCGTGATCGTCGCGGAAACATTGGCCGCGTTTGATACGGAATTGGTCGACGTTTACAAAGCCGCCGTCATGCACTGGGCGCGGTCTGGATTGATCAAGTATTTCGAAACCATCAACCGCAAAGCAGCGGCAGAAATACAGGGCGAGCGTAACGAAATTATTGTGACGGAATGGAAAGGCGAAGCGCAAAGCTGCATCGACATGCTAAGCAAACGCATCTTAAAAGTGGCCACGGATAACGGCGCATTACCAGAAAAACGCCGCCAATTTGCTGACGGTTTTAGAGCGTCGATTATATGAAAAAGATGATCGCTTTGCGTACGTTTCTTGAAGATTTGAACTTTTGCCACAAAAAAGAAAAGTTTGATGCGTGGGTGGAAGACATAGAGCAAACCACACGAGGCAAATACGAAGGTAATCACGTTTTGCTCTACACCATGAAATACAGAGCGGTTTTTTCGATAGAAGGTTTTGTTTACAGCAAGGAGCCTATCGAGCTTTTGCACACAAGATTGATTACCTGGCTAGCCGATCACGATGATCGCAGTGATATGGATGATAAAGAGCTGAATATCAGCCCTGATATTTTGGATGAAGACACGGCAGATATAGAGATCACGCTCGTGTTTGAAGAAGACGTCTACATATCAGAAAGCGAAAACGGACAAATTGAATACGCTGGTAAGCGTTGGGAACTGTCCGATCCAGAACACGATATTGCCGAATCATTCGACCTTGTAAATCAGAATGAATAACGGCGGACTAAGCGCAAGTTGGAGTGATAAAGGCTTATTAATGGCCGAACTTAAATTGCTCATGTTGCCGCCAGCAAGGCGAAAGCGAGCCATGTCTCAAATGGGACGGGAAGTACAAAAGCAAACGCGGCTAAACGTAAGGCAGCAGCGTGATGTGAATGGACGATCTTTTAAAGAGAGAAAGAGACGAAGAACACAAAAAGGTCGAATGCTGAGTGGTTTTGTAAGGCGCGGAAATATGCGTCAGAAGGCCAGTAATAACAGCGTGGTTATTGGGTTTAAGAACGATGTAGTGGCGCGTTTAGCTTATGAACACCAGTACGGCACAACCAAAGAAGTAAAAGCTCGAAAAATGTCGTCGTCCCAATCAACAGAGTGGGAAAGAGCACCAGCGACAAGGCAGCAAGCACAAGAAATGAATACGTTAGGTTTTCGTGTTGAAGCCAAAGGCGGAAAAAAGAGGCGGGTAAGCCAAGCTTGGATTATTAAGCATTTAACGAAAAAACAAGCATTGGGAATCCTTTACGAATTAAAGGACACAGAAGAGAAAAAAACGAGTTGGGAAACGGTTTTGCCTGCTCGAAAGTTTTTTGCAAACGACACTCAGTGGGTCAGGGCTATGGCGATTAAAGCTGTGACAAACGAATACAGAAAAGGCAGGTAAATAACATGTTAGGCAGCGTAAGCGTTAGCAGCACAGACAGCGGGCAGGGCGATTTTACCACGGTAGAAAAGCAATTCTTGTTCATTGGGGCAGCAGGTAAGAACGCCGGAACGGTTCAAAATATCGACCAAACAACAAACTTGGACGATGTTCTGGGTGTTCCAGTTAGCAAACTAAAAACCTGTATTGAATGGGCGCGGAATAACGCCGGCACCAATTGGACGTGTATCGCCATGCCGCAAGCAGTGGTGGGTACATGGGAAGCTGCATTTGATACCGCTATGGCGCAAAACCTAGTGTGTGAAATGGTCGTGGTCACCGATGCGGTAACAAATCAGGCCGAATTGGATGATATGAACGCCGCTGTAACGAGTGCGGAAAATCAGTACGGCCGCTATTTACACATGATCGCCGTAACAGCACCAATGGATAAAGCCACACAAGCGTGGGCGGATTTCATCACGGCTTTTGAAGCGTTACAAGACGGCGTTGCGGCGCCTTCTTTGTCACTCGTTCCGCAAGTATTCGCCGGTTGGCTTGGTACTTATTGTGGCCGTTTATGCCATGAAGACCAATCCATTGCCGATACGCCTATGCGAACCGCGTCAGGTGCCATCGTCGGATTGTCCACATTACCCGCGGATAAAGACGGTATTACTTTCAATATGAGTCATGCCAAAGCATTAAACGATGCGCGCGGCACCGTGCCGCAAGTCTATGCAGATTACGACGGTATCTATTGCAGCGACGGTATGACGCTCGCCCCAGAGGCCAGTGACTTTGCTGTGATTGAAAACTGCCGAGTGGTCAACGTGTGTAAGCGCGAGATTCGTATTTTAGCCATAAAAAAAGTAGGTGATCGTGGGCTTAATAACACGCCGACTTCAATCGCGTCGCACGAAACTTACTTTATGCGCCCGCTGATTGATCGCAGTAAGACCACAACCATTAACAGAATTACTAAGCCAGGTGATGTGAAAAAGCCGCTTGATGGTGACGTCGTTATTACATGGAAAACGCGAACGAATGTGGCTGTGGCTTTATTGATTCGCCCTTACAACTGCCCGAAAGCGATTGAAGCGACCGTGGCCCTAGAGCTAAGTAACGGAGTGTAGAGTATGGCTAAGCAACATGTATCAGGAATGGATGTAAACGTGTCGGTAGGCACGGCGTTGATCAACGTTAAGCAGTTCACATTGAACATTGAAGACGGCATGAAAGAAACCACCACGCGTGGTGTTGCGAACGGGTTTGTTAATGGCGTGACATCGGCAAGCGGTGAAATCACATTGGATACGGAAAATTTTAATCTTTTGATTGAGGCCGCGCGCAAAGCTGGATCGTTTCAGCAACTGCCAGCGTTCGACATTATCAGCTTGGGTAAGACAGTCGATCAAGAAATTAAAACAGTGGCTTATGGTTGCAAATTGAGTATTTCAAAATTGGTTGATGCGGCAGGCGATGGTGGTGACAAATTGGAACACACCATTCCGTACAAAGTGACGGATCCACGCTTGGTCGAAATCAATGGTGTGTCTTATGGAAATCAGGATCATTTAGAGACATTGGGGCTGTAGATGAACATTAAATACCTAGTGGTTCATTGTTCTGATTCGCCAAATGGTAGAGAAACCACGGCGGCGGATATTCACCGTTGGCACCAAGAGCGCGGTTGGGATGGCATCGGATATCACGCTGTCATTAAGTTGGATGGTGATATTGAAGCGGGACGACCTGTTTATTGGCAGGGTGCCCATGCTGATCCATACAACAATGAATCACTCGGTGTTTGTTTGATTGGACGAGACAAGTTTACTGATGAACAAATGCGTTCATTAGAAGGGTTGTTTTTGGCGCTGCATGCTGAATATCCAGAGGCGAAAATAGTCGGTCATTGTGATTTGAACACACTCAAAACCTGTCCAAATTTTGACGTGAAAGCGTGGTGGGCGGAAGTGCTGAAAAGGAATATTGATTGATGAGTATTAAATCTTTTTTAAGTGGCGCGTTAGATGTAGTTGGTGCTTTTGTGCCAGGTGTAGCGGCGGCAGCAAAAACAGTAAACGCACTTTTGCCAGATGACAAAAAACTAGATTTAAAAACATCTACAGGGCAAGACGTTTTGAATGTCTACAACGGTTTAAGTGAAAGCCAAAAAGCGGCAGTTGAAAAACAGTTTGAAGTAGAAATGGCGGAAATTAATGCTTCTGTAGACAAGCTTCAAGCAATGGTTTCAGCGGAAACACCCACCGCAAATATGCGACCAAAAATTGCGTATATGATGGCGTGGACGGTGGTTATTGCAGTTATAGGGATGATGATTATTTGGTTTGTTTCTGTCGTGATGGAAAATACAGAGATGCTAAAAGAACTTAAAGAAAGTTGGGAATTAATGTTGGTTTTATTGGGCACACCAACCGCGCTATTACGAGCTTACTTTGGTATGAGAACCAAAGAAAAACAAGCAAGGTATGCGGCAGCAACAGGGCAACCTATTGCGGGTGTTATGGGTGGTGTTCTAGGGCTTTTTAGAAAATAAAAGGATAAGTAACGCATGGAAAAGTCGACGGTAGTTGCTGCTTATTGGGCGTCGTTTATCACCACGGTAAATGGGCTATCTATCAATGAATGGGTGGCTGTTGGTGGCTTGATGATTGGTGTTGCGACATTTTTAACGAATTTATGGTTTAAACGCGAGCATCTAAAAATAGCTCGCATGACGGCAAATATAGGGGAATAAGCATGGCTAAAATGATTCCGGTAACAATTGGTGTAACAGACTTTGAATTCACGATAACTGACCGTGATTACAATAAATTTGTGGACAGCATTACGGGTGGAAAAACCGTATTGCCAGGATACAACTTGCTTTCTTCCACGGTGAAGAACGAGCAGCACGCCGAATTAAAACGCTTGATTACGGATGGGCAAAACAACCCGCGCGCCACCTTAGTAATGGGTGTAATTGGGGAAATTACTGAAGAATTCACGAGTGATTTACCCGCTGTGGTAAAGACGCGCAAGAGTTCTGCAAATTCATCGAAAGAAACGGATTTGAGCAACTCGTAACACTGCGAATGCGTCACTTACCAAACGAAGATGACACGCCGGAAAATCTAGGGCGTGCATTGTGGTTAGAAGGGCGCGAGTTAGAAAGACAAACCGCCGCTGTGGCAAACGGCATAAGTAAGGCTTTTTCTGGATAAAAAAGAGGGTAAGGATAAATGTCTGCATCATTAGATAAATTAATGCTTACCGTCGGCCTGTTGGACAAAATTACGGGGCCAATGAAAGGCATCCAGAAAACCATTCAACAAGTGACGTCAACGTCTCGAAAAGCCTTTATGAATACGGCGTCGGGTGTTGCCGCGCTTATCGCTGCGTCATCTTCTTTTGCGGCCACGGTTAACCCTGCTAATGACATGAATATGGCGCTTGGTGAAGTGCGATCATTAGAAGTGGCAGACAGTACACTGGCCGCGCTTAATCAAGCAGGTCTTAAATACTCCATCGAATTTGGTGATCAAGCATCAAATTACGTTCGTTCTGCTTACGACATTCAATCCGCCATTGATGGCTTAGTCGATAACGACTTGCCACGCTTCACCACGGCAGCGGGTACGTTAGCCAAGGCCACAAAAGCCAATGTGACAGACATTACCAGCTATTTCGGGACCATGTACGGCATCTTTAAAAACCAAGCCAATGAAATGGGCAAGGGTATGTGGGTTGAAATGCTTGCGGGTCAAACGGCTACCGCAGTGCAAATGTTTAAAACCACGGGGCCAGAAATGTCCGCCGCGTTTGGTTCAATTGGTGCCGACGCTACCACTATGGGTGTAAAACTTACCGAGCAAATGGCTGTATTAGGCACATTGCAATCAACCATGGGCGGTTCAGAAGCGGGCACAAAATACGGTGCCTTTTTACAAGGGTTGTCTGGTGCACAAGACAAGTTAGGTCTGAATTTTACGGACGAAAGCGGTGCGTTATTACCTGTCGTCAATATTTTAGACATGATTCAAAGCAAGACAAAAGGGCTGGGCGCGCTCGAAATGCAAGACGTGCTAAGTGGTGCGTTTGGGTCTGAAGAGGCCGTGGGCTTTATTAAATTAATGTCCAGTGATGTGGGTAAGTTGCGCGGTGACATAGACAAGCTAGGCCAGGTAAAAGGCATGGATAAAGCCACATGGATGGCGAAGCAAATGCAGAATAACTTTACCCGTTTGGCGCAAGCTGTAACGGCCGTATCCATTGCCATTTGGCAAAAAGCTCTGCCGTCGATTGAACCTTACATAAATATGATGACAAGCGCCGCCAGCGTCATCGTCGAATGGACGGACAAATACCCGCATTTGACCAAGGCGATTGGTTTATTGATTACGGGTTTTATTGCCTTAGTGGCTGTGGCAGGTGTGGTAACGCTTGCCATTGGTTTAATGCAATACGCCCAAGTTGGTTTAATGATGCACTTTGTGTTGCTTAGGCCAATTGTCTGGGCGGCGCGCCTTGTCATGCTGGCATGGTCGGCGGCAATGTGGGTGGCGCGAACCGCTTTACTTGCTTTCGTGCTTTATGGCCCTGCAATAGCGGCATTTTTTACTGTCATGAAAACCAGCATTTTGACCAGTTTACCAGCGATTTGGGCATTTACAGCCGCATTGCTTGCCAACCCATTAACGTGGGTTGTGGTTGGCGTGGTTGCATTGATCGCTGCATTAGTCGCCTTAGTTGTTTATTGGGATGACGTAAGCGCGGCGGTTGGGCGGTTCTTTTTGAGTCTATGGAATATTGCTGATATATCCATGTTTGAACCATTAAAGATGTGGTGGACAGATTTTAAAGTTTGGTTATCTGCCCTTGATCCGTTTGCATTCCTTGGTGAAAAGGTCGATTGGCTAAAGAATAAATTGTCTTGGTTGCCAGGTATCGACACAAATATTACCCAAGAAGTTATCAGTAAGGTTGAAAGCCAATCTGAAAATATCAATAAATCGGTGGTATTGCCCGGTGCAGAATCAAGTCAAGGTGGTGGTGAATCGGGCGGATTATTCCAAACCATTAGCAACATGTTTGGCGGCAATAAAAAGAGTCTTCACGTTGAGAAAATGGAAGTGAACAACCACGGCCAAGGCGTACGCGGTGATGACCTAATGTATCAACTGGAAATGGAAGCGGGATAATGCCAAGTATCGATTTACTCATTCAAGACGATGACATTGTGTTATCCAGCATTGGAGAACCGCTATTAGTCGAGGGTGTGAACTGTGTCGCGCAAGACTTGCGTCACATGATCCGTGAAAAAGCCTATGCATGGAAAATGATAGGCGAGCGAAACAAAACCACCATTGCCGCGCTGTGCACAGAAATTGAATTGGAAATGGAAAACGATGAGCGTATTTACCCAGGTACGGCCAGTGTTTCATTAAGTGGTGAAACACTGATTGGTGAAGCGCAAACCATCACTGGTGAACGGCTAACGGTGACCTTATGAATGAAGATTTCGAACAGGTCTTAATCGATAACGGCGTGCCAACAACAGAGGCAGAAATTACCGACAAGTTCCGCACTGTCTTGGTGGATTCGGGTTCGACCATTGCCAATAATTCTAATTACTCGCCGTTTTGGCGTTTGATTTCGGCCATCGCTACCAAGCCATTTTTGTGGTTTGTGCAATTACTGATTAAAAACGTCATGCCACAGTTTTTCCTAAAAACCGTGGGTGAGTCCTTTATTGAATTATGGGGCGATAGTTACAACTGCCCACGTAAGCAAAGCCAGTTTCTGAAAGGCCGTGTTGTATTCACAAGAACCGATACAGCGGGAGCTTTCACAGTACCGGCAGGCACCGTTGTTTATACGGACCTAATAAACAACACCATTTATCGAGTGTTTACCGATATAGACGCTGTTTTTAAGGATGGCGAAGTTGGCTTGATTGTCTCGGTGGCGTCCGAAAGTGCCGCCACCGCTTACAACTTAGAAGCGGGCTATTTTAGCAAGTGCGATTTAGACGGTGTGAGTGTTACCAATCCAGACGATTGGATAGATCAGGTCGGCGCTGACGTAGAGGAAATAGAAGCGTATCGAGCGCGAATTCGTAACGCGTTCAACACACTAAGCCACTACCACACAGATGGTGTTTATAAGTTTTTGATTTCAAGCTGGGTCGGTGTGCAAGCGGACAAAATATGGTTTCAACATGATGCACCCCGTGGGCCAGGTACAGCAAACGCCTATCTTTTGTTTGATCTAAATG